AGAACTGGTCAACGCCGTCGTATATTTGGCTAGTAACAAGACGCAGGGTGCCGGTCGTGTCTGTTCCCGTCACGACATCGACCACCTCGACCACGTAGGCACCAGTACGAACCGCCCCGGTCAGCAGGTCAACTTCTTGCCCGTCACCGTTTGGCACAGAGGCGATGTAGGGATTCGTGCCACCCCGGAGCGAGGTAATAACGAGCGTGTCGGTCAGCCCGTCAGCGGACTTGATGGTCAGGCGGTAGGCTTGTGTTGGCATCAGTCGTAAATGCAGAGCATTGCGGAAGGCGAGACAGCACCATTAATCAGCACGAACGACATCGAATACAAAAGCAGATTCTTGTCTTGCAACGTAATGGTCACATCGCCATCCGGTGCTAAATAGCAGGTCGTATAGCTCCGGCTTGCCGCGTCTCCGGTGTTGACCGTGACGGACTCGCCACGAAGCAACCATTCCTGACAGCGGAGCATCGTCGCCATACTGCTGTTCGGGATGTCCGTCATCGTGAAGCTCGCGCCGAAGGCGGTGCGGAAGCGGAACTGGTACGGACGCCCGGTGCCGAGCGCAGGAACCCGAGGGCCAATCGGACGCTGGAACGGGGTCCAGTCCGCAAAGCGCGAGCCGACGCCTGTGCTGATGCCGGTCGTGCTGTTATCGAGCGTAGCGGCTCCGGTGCCGTCGGTAAACGTAATTGTTGCCATTAGCCAATCCTCCCACGGCTTTCCGCCTTCGTCATCAACTCTTGAATCGCTCGCTGGGCCGACGGGTCATTCGGTCCAATGACCGTGACGTTCATGGACTGCCGAGGCGTCATTCCAGCCGCTGTGGTTGCCGAGGTCTGTCCGAAGATGAGTTGGGTGGGTGCGCTTGTACCAGTCGCGCTAACCGCGCCATAGGTCAATCCGCCAGCCCCACCGATAGCGGTCATCTCGCCCGTCCCAGCCCCGCCCCCAGCGGCTCGCGCCAGCACCAAGAGGGCCGTCGCCGCCGCAATCGCCAAGAGCGGATTGCCCGCCATAAACTTCTGTATGCTGGCAAGCATCTTGGCAAAATTGATAGCCTTGAGTGCCACATCCACCATCGCTTTCGCCATTGACTGAATGATGGACTGGCCCATCGCCTTGAACGCATTACCGATATTGCCAGACACAAGCGCCGACTCTAGACCAGAGCGCACGCCGCCTTCGATACCTTGCGCCAAACCTTGCGACAAGCCAGCGCCAATCGTAGCACCGACCGGAAGCATCGCATCTACGCCAAGCGTTTCAAGGTCAAGCGCCGTTTGCTCAAGTTCTCCCTTGACCTTATCAAGAAAGCCTGTCGGCAAAATTGGAGGCAGTTCTGGCTCCGGCATCTTGAACTGCGTCTTTTGCTTGAGAATACTGCTTCGAGCCGCCTCAAAAAGCGATGGTTCGTACTTGCCAGCTTTAGTGCCTTCTGGCTTCACAAAACCAGCGGCAAGCTGACGCGCCTTGAGCAGTTTGGCTTCATCTGCTTCAAGTCCCTGAATCTGCTTTCGCAGGTCAGCCGCGCTAGTCACTAGCTTGTTGTATGCCTGCTCTTGTTGCGAAGCGATATAAACTTGATTCTGCCCGCCAACGAGCCGACCCTTTTCGGTGATAACGGTTGCGGCAATTTGCTCATTGAGTGCCTTATACTTTTCGCGCAAATCATCCAAGCCACCGACAAACTCACCGGTGGTCAGGTCAAGCACACCCTGCTGAACATCACGCAGTTGCTTATCGATATTGGTAATGTCACCGGACAGCACCATTTCGCGCAGAGCTTTAGTCGATTCCTCTGCCATCTTCTTTGCTTCGTTGCCAGCCTTGCCAAATGAAGTGACAGCGGCGGCGGCAAAGCCAAGCAGGGCGGCAACAGCAAGTCCGCCGGGACCGAACATCATCGCAATCTGCGAGCCAGCTTCAATGATACGAGTCCCAGCATCGGCAGTAACGGACCCCGTTCTCGCAATCGACTGCCCGACCGCCGCAAAGCCAATCGCGGCCTTTGCCGCTCGGTCCCCAGCGATTTGCGCGTTGCCGCCAGCCGTCTGCGACTGTCTGCCAAAATCGCCTGCGGCTCCACTTGTTTTCTTAAACTCGGCGGCGACATCTTGCGTCTCTTTCTTGAGACGCTTAAGCGCGGCTTCGACAACTGCCGCGCCTTCCTCCTTGACCAGCATCTCAACGGAAAAGACCCGCATTGCTTACTCCTGTACGACGGCTTTCGCCATCCGTTGAGACAGGGCCGTCAGCCGCTCCCGCGTCTGGTCAAACATCTGCGACAACTGCCCCGCCGCCTTCAAGTACCGCATCTCCATCTTCTGCAAGTCTTGCGGCTGATGAAACGCGATGGCAACCTGCCCTGCCAAGTCCGTCCGCTCCCCCATCCGCTCGACCGTCGCTTCTTTCGCCATCGCCCGCAACTCCGCCCACATCCAAAGCGTTATTGCGAACGATTCCCCCGCTACCACGCGGACGGGTTGCCCCGTGTCCCGCGACACCTCCACCACCACCCGCCGCACAAACTGCTCGGCGTCCCACGGCACGGCGACGGTCGATTGCCCCGCCGCCTCGGTCAGTTTTTTTCCGACCGCTCCGCAAGCATCGCCTCAACCTCGGACACCTGATTGCGGCTCAACTGAATGAGCGCGGCAATCTGGTCCACGGTCAGGGTCTCCACTTCCTTGTCGGTCAGGTCCGGGCAACTGGACCGCACGACTTCCAGCAACGCGCCGAGCATCGCATCGCCAGCGCCATCCTGCGTGGACAGCGCGGCGATTTTATGCGCGGACGCCCCAGTCAAGGGGCGCACCACTATCTCTCGTCCGAACAGCGTCACACGCGGTAGGCGTGCCGGGTTCACCAACTCGTCGAGGTTAATCATTGGGGATTAGTCAGGGTCAACAGTCGTGAGGTACTCGATGCGGAATGGCGCCGTGCCGACAGACGTTGTGAAGCCGGTCGCAGAAATGTCAAGCCGCGCCTCGATTTCGATGGCGATGGCAATTTCCGCTCCGTCCTGCCCGGTGATGTCATACTTGGTGCAGAGAGCATCAGGGAATCGCACTTGAACGTAGCTCCCAACAGAAGCGGTCGCACCGCCACGCTGAAAGACCAAGCGCACGTTCGAGAGATAGTCACCAGCGGCAAGCAACTGACCAGCGGCCTTCGGCGCATAAGAGGTGGAAGCAGTCCACGCCTGCGTCACAGCAGTTGCCGCACCCGGTTCAATCTGCGCGACGTTGGTGGTCGAAAGCTGGATGCAGGTGCCGGAAATCTTCGGCATCCGCATCGTCACGCGGTCGAGGCCCTTGACAGGCGACCGTTTGCCGTCGAAGTCCGCATTGCGATAGGTCACGCCGGGGTCGAACTTAAGACCCCCAGCAAAGGCGCCAAACACAACGCTAGGAGTCAGTCCGACGTATAGGACGCCAGAGTCGAGCAGGACATCGCTCGGGAGTGAGGAGGTGTAGCCAGTCAGCGGTGCAGTCATAGGTCTATCCTACGGAGGGTGGTGGGGTGGAATCTAATTCGCTCGAACGGTTAACACACGGGGCCAGAGGAAGAACTCGTAAGTGCCAATCACCCCTACGACCGACGAGTCCGCCGGGTCGGTCATCTGCGGGATGGTCTGCCGCGTCCGCGACCGCCCGACCATCAGGCCCGAGGACGGGTCCGAGTAGGCCGTCAGGCATTGGTCTACAATGTCCATCGCCGTCTCGACAAGCGGCAACTGGCTCTCCGGCTTGCCAATACATTGTACCTCTAACAAGGCCGTCTCCCGGTAACCGTTAAACGCGGGCAGGCTTGTCCGGTCCATCAGCAAGGTCAGGTACGGAAACTGCGCCGGTTCAGGTTGCGCCCGAACGTAGATGCGGTCCCCGATAAACTGCGAGAGCGTCTGATTGTCCGAGGATACGTAGTCCAGCAAGGCCCGTCGGAGCGTGCTGTAAATCTGGACCGTCGAGGCCGTCGAGGGCGTGGTAATCGCGCCCTTTGTGGCGAACCGTGGCTTACTCATCGGACGGGCCTCCCGCGCTCCATATAGCGATTTAGGACGCGGTTGTAGGTATCAATCATCGCCTGCATCGACTGAATGGCGACCGGCTTAAAGATGGCAACTTGCGACCATTGTGGGACGCCGTTCTTGCGCCGGAAGATGTTGTGGTGTCCGACTTCCCACGCCAATGCAATCATTCCGACGCTTATTGGCTTTCCAGAAGCACGCTTGCCCTTTGGCTTCGCCATAATCCCGTCAGGGACGCCGACCTTCGTATACCAGCCATTGCCTCCAAACGTCGGCTCGTCGCGCATCACGTGCTGGACGATTTGTGCCGTCGAGCGGAAGGCTTGGCTGGTGTAGTAGCCCTTGAAGAACCGCTTCTTCACGTTCCCCTCGTACAATGCCGCCGCCGCATCGAGTGCCATCCGTGAGGCATCCCGATACTGCTTCAAGAACTGCGGCGAGAGGTCCGTGACTTTAACGGTCATCAGAGAGCCGAAGTCGCGGCAACCGTCACCGTCGCGCTGGTCACCGACACCTGCACCCCAGCCGAAATCGCCGTGGTCGCCACAATGATGTTGGCGTCCGAGGTGCCGACGTTGAGGTCGCAGATTGCCGTGGTGCCGTCCGACTTGAGGCACCGCGCCCACGACGCCACGCCCGTCGCGTTTGCGGAGGTATCCGGCGAAATGGAGCCAAAGGTGATGACGCCGTTGGTGACCGACGCGGCGGCAGGGTTCGGGAACCGAAGCTCCGCCAAAAGCACCTGCGTTGTCACAGCCGTCGACGGCGTGGCTGGGCGGGTGCCGTCATAGATGCGGAGGTAGCCGTCGTTATACTCGCCGTCAATGGCGTCCGCCATCAGGTTCCGCACCGCGTTAGTCCATCCAGTTGACTTTGCCATTTACTCTGCTCCGGGTTGCGCGTAGCGCGGTTGAGTGACCGCCAGCGGGGTCACGACTTTGATAGCGTTATTGGTCCCGCCGGTGACAATCTGGTACACCGTGTCGCCGTTATAGGTCGTGCCGAGGATGGCGGTGTTGGCGGCTGGTACGACAACGTAATACACGCCCGTTGCGCCAATCTCGCTCATCCCCAAGCCGCTCAACCCTGCGATGGTCTGGGTACCAAGCGCGTCCTCGTAGAACGTTACCGACACATTCGCCAACCCGGTCCACGGCACGAACTGGTTCGTGTTCGAGTTGAAGAACGTAATCTTGCTCCGCACCAGATAGGCGTTGTTCGGATGGATGGTCTTGGAGACCGTGCTGGTATTTGTCACCGTCATTACGGATACCCCTGCGAGAAGTCTTGCGCGGGACTATACGGGCGTGACTGTTCCACCACGAACGCATAGTCGGTCGAGCCATCCATCACGGCGGCATACGGCCTCGACTGCTCCACGACCATTGCGTAGTCGCTCGACCAATCGGTGACTGGCGCGTACACCCCCGAATAATCATAAGCAATTCCGCGCACCGACACCACTTGATAGCTCATCTGCCAGTTGTCGGCAGAGGCTTGGGACGAGGCGGTCATCGTCGCGGGAAGCAACTGGACCCCGACGCCAGCCAGCGATGCCTCGGCACTCCCCGTCAGCGTGGCAAAGATGGCTTCGCGGATTTCCAAGTTACCAAAGCCTTCGGCGCCTGCCGTCAGGACAGCGCCAAGCAACTGCTCTAGTGCCGCCGCACCGCTTACCTCTGCTGTGCCGGTCAAGGCGGCAACAACCGTCGGCACCAGCGTCCCATCACCAGAGGCTTCTGCCGAGGCGGTCCACGCGGCCTCAAGCAACTGGCTCACCGCCATCGTCTGCGAGGCTTTCGCTGTCGCCGCCAAGTCCGCCAAAAGGCTCTGCACGACCGCGAGGTCTCCAGATGCCTCTGCCGAGGCCGTCAAGTCTGCCGCAAGGAGTTGGTCAATCGCCGCGTCCCCGTAGGCTTCCGCGCTTCCGTCAATCGCGCTGGCAAGCAACTGGTCGACGCTGGCATCGCCAAACGCCTCGGCCTGCCCATCAACCGCCGCCAATAGCGCCTGCTCCGCCACGAAGTCCGCATAGGCTTCGCCTGCGGCTGTGACGGTCATCACAATCTCCGACACCACTACGAAGTCACCGTAGGCTTCCGCGTCGCCGGTCAGCGACCCAGAAAGCGTCTGCACGACAATGAGGTCGCCGTAGGCTTCTGCCGCGCCGTCTAGTGCGGCGGTCAGTAGCTGGGCGACGGTCGCATCGCCATAGGCTTCTGCCGCGATTGCGACGGTTGAGGCGATGCTGTCAGGCGCGATTTCTAACCGAAGATAGGCTCCGCTTTCCAAGAGAATGTCATCGCCATCCTCTAGCAGAATGCGGTCAAAACTGCTCACGCCTCAACCTCAACCCGCAACTTTCGCAACGCCTCACGCGCCGTAATTCCCGTGACGGTGCGCGTTAAATCGTTATGCGTCCAGCGGAGCATAATGGCGGCGTCGCCAACCGGAGCCGCCTCTAGCACGCCGCCGAACCGCTGGATGAACGCCTCAATCCGTGCCTCGTCCGTGGGCCAGATGCCTGACCGCCGAACGTCTTGACCGCAGATGAGGCGGGCGTCCATTACTTGATAAACCCGATGAGCGACACGGTGTAGACCGACGCGGTAATACTGGTCGTGTCAGAATCATTCTTCACCACGACCGAAAGTTCGTCGTTGTACGTCATCGGGACTAAACCCGAGAGAAAGACGCCAACCGGGTTACCGGAGAGGTTGCCGTAGAACGCGGTAAACGCCAGCCCCGGAATCGCCGTCCCGTTCTTGGCGAACGTGAACGTGTACCGCTTGTTATTGGAAGCGGGCAACACTTCAAGCGAAGCATTTGCCAGCACGACTTGATTGACATTCTTCAGCATCTTCAACACGCCATTGCTCGGCTGGCTTACCGAGGTGGAGTCAATCGAGGTATCCAGCGCCGTCGTTCCCGCAATCTTGACGTAGGTGTTCGAGGCCGCAAACGTGGTCGCCGCCGACCCACCGGACGCCAATTCCAACTGTCCTCGGCTCGGGAACAGGCTGACCACCGCGTCCCGAATGTCCTCGGCGCTAATATCGCCCGTGGTGTTGTCAGGGAGTTGCGCGAGAAGCGCGGATAAAACCTTCGGGGTCTCTGCCATTAGTCGAACGCCTCATCAAAAGCCGTGGAGAACGCCGTCGCGCCGAGAAGCAAATGCTCCCCATCGGTCACTTCAGCGGGGTCGTAAATCGTGAACGTGTTGTAAGAGGACGGGTCGATGGCTTCGAGGTCAATCCGCTGGCCCTGCAAGGCCCGCATCGTGACTACACCTCGGATGTAATACAGGGTCTCGTCGCCTTCCTGCTTGACCAGTCCGAAGGGGTCCACCTCGACGTACTCCGCGACGGTCGCGGTGAACGTGGTGCGGATGTCCGAGTGCGACATCGGCGCCCCGCCAATGTTCTGCCGCTGGGCCGTGACGTCGAGTCGGCCCCAGAAGGTGCCGGTCTTGACATAGACCGACCGGGCAAACCCGTCGCCGCCGTTCTGGTCACGGCGGTAGAACGCGAGGCGGGTATCAAGGAGGCCGGGAGCGACGTACATCAGCCAGCCACCGCGAGCTTAAACGTCCGAAGCACCTTTAGCACCCGAGCCGCCGTATCCCGCGAGACATCCCAGCTAATCGAGGTACCAGCCGCCGTCTCATTGGCGGCATTTGGGGTGCGCTTTTGATAGAGGTCCGCCGCCAAGTCGATGATGCATTGCGACAGAACCGGCTCTATTCTCGCGTAATCGCCCCGTAGAGACAGTCCGCAGTTGGTGGTAATGGTGTAGGGGCCATACGGGAACGAGTAGCCCGCATTGGCGTAAATCACGCCCGAGGCTTGATTGATAGTGTAGTCGGTCGCCGGGACCGTCACGCCCTCGGAGTCCACGATGGTCGCCGTGGTGCCAATAGGCCGCTGGGGAAAGATGAGCGAGAGGCAGGGCTGGGGGTCAATCGTATCCGCCCTGTCCACCGCCGTCGTGCTAACAGCGGTGACCGGCACATCGGTCCAGACTTCCATCTGCGCCTTTGCCCGGTCGAGTAACGCCTGAAGCAACGCATTCTCGGCGTTGCTTTCAATGCGTAGATAGGTCTTTAGGTCAGCTACGGTAGGGAGGGCCATTGCGCTTTGCCTCGGTCAAGATTGCCGCGTACTTCGCCCCCACCACCGGGTAGTCGTGGTAGGTCCGCACGTACTGATGCACCCGCTCAACTTCTGCCGCATAGAAGCTACGGTCTTTCGCGAGTTTCGCCAAGACCTGCTTCAGTTGGGTTTCGTCGTTTGCCACCGTCCACGGCACCGGAATGCCGAGCTTCACCAAATCGTTCTGCGCCTTGGGGTCGCCCGCAATGACCGCTTTGCCCATCGCCCCGCCCTCCAAGCCCGACCCCTGCATTCCCAACCAAAAGCTATCGAACACCGCATCGCAGGACGCCTTCAGCCGCAGGGCCGCGCCGTGTTCCATCCCCTCAATCAGCACCGGCTCAATGTCAATGCCTTCGTGCATCTTGAGGTAGTCGCAGGCCCGAAGGAACTCCTGCGTCCCCTTGATGCGCCGCATCGTCGGGCTGTGCGCCACGCGGAACGTCTTGGACTTGACGGCTTCTTCTTTTGCAATCTGCTGGTAGTCATCGACCGGCATCGGGATAGGAAGCCAATGCTTGATGCCGAGGCGGTGGTGGTAGGGTCTGGCGCCGAAGCAGATGGCGTCCATTCGGTCATCGTTCCCGCCGTCGTTGACCTTGACCGAGCCAGCCATATTGCCGGGGTCGACCGAGCCGTGATAGGTCAGGGCTTGCATCAGGCCGTCCCGCGTCCCCCGCCGAAGCTGGTTCCGCAAGACCCAGTAGTCCATATGGCTATGCACCACATCCGCTGTCTCGTAAAGCAACTGGATGGTGGTCGAGTCAATGTCGGTATCCCATTGGCGGAGGTCGCAATGCTTGTTCGTATGTCCGTAGCGGACGAGTGCCGACACCACGCCCGGCACCGTGTTCGCCGCCGAGTGGTAGCGATAGACCGCCGAGCCGGGGTCGTAGGCGGTCAGTTGTAAGACTTTGAGCGCGGACGGGTCGTAGGGCGTTGCCGTGTAGTGCGAGGAGATAAGGCCCGGAGACAGTATCCGGCCTGCACTCGCCCACACGCGGTCAATCTGCTCCCGAGACGCCACCACCCCTCCCGCAAATAGCTCCTCGGCTTGTGCCGTGGAGAGCATCATCTGTTGGCCCTTCTCATATACCTGTCCGTTAATCAGGGCCTTCACACGGACGGTCACCTCAACTGCTGACGGAAGCGCCGAAGCGGAGGGGGTGATGGCCCCCTCCGCACAGACTGTCCGCTTGGCTCTCGGCTTACGCAGAGGCCGTGTTGTCCAGCACGACGAACGGGCTATGCTCGTCAACCTTGTTGCCCGACGAGTCAATCGCGTAGGCATAGGTCGAGGTCGGGAGCGGGATGCCCCCGGCGCGAGCAACGAACCGGTACGTGGTGATGTCGTTCACGAACTTGTAGTGAATCGAGGACTCGACCGTGAGAGCCTGACGGAGGCCCATCGCGTAGAAGTCGCCGTTCACCAGCGCCACATCGCCCTCGGTCCCGAGCGTCGGGAGGAGGTCCGTGACAATGACCGGAAGCCCGAGGAGGGTCATCTGGGGCTTGTCGCGGAGGTTCGGAATCCACGTGACCATCGTGTTGTTCGTGGTCTGCATCGCGAACAACTGGGCCAGCACGCGGCGGGAAATCATCCACACCGAGTTCGGGCCGTGGGTGTGACGCTCATACATCTGGAAGGCATCACGCGCCTTGAACTCGTTCGCGGTCTGACGCACGACCTTGAGAAGCGCCGAGTTGTTGGTGTTGAACGCGCCGAGCGGCTGGCTCGACCCGGTGCCGTCGATGGTGATGTCCTCGTTAATCTTGTTGATGACCTGCCCGCCGACGGCGGCAGTCACCTCGGCGGGAAGCTCGCCGGTGAAGTCATCGCCAAGCAGTTCGTCACCGAACTCCGTCACAGCGGCGTACTTATACATCGTGAGGAGACGCTGACCGAAGTTCGGGTCACGCTCCGGCTTGGTCGCGCCTTCGCCAACGATGGTGACGTTCGCAATCTTACCCGCCATCGGGCGGTTAAGGGTCGAAGTCCCCTCGTCCTGCAGGAGGTACGGGATACGGAGCGAACGGCCCGGCACGTTGTAGCGGCGGGCGTACTGGAACAGACCCGGCTGGGCATTGCTCACCGAGAAAATCTCGGGAACCTGCGAGAGCGGGAGGAGGAACTCACCACCGTTGGTCGAGCCGGTGATGGTGCGGGTCATCATATCGACCGTGCGAAGCGCCTCGGCCTCCTTCGCATTCGCCGGCCCCTTCGCCACGGCGCGGACATACGAGCCGATGGAGGGGAACGCCTTGACGAGAACCGAGCGGACCTTCTCGCTCGCGTCCTTCATCCCAGCAAACTCGGTGCGGTCAGCACCGCTGACGTCCATCCGCACAAGGCCCTCGTCGCCACCCTGACGGGCGACCTCGGCATCAGCGGTGAACTCGGCGGCAGACTGCGCCCGCATCTCAAGCGCACGGATGTCAGCGGTGCGCTTCTCAACTTCCTCCGCCGTGAAGCTGGCGGTCGGGTCCATCAGCTCCGCACGGAGCTTGTGCGCCTGCTCGCGGAACTCGTTCGCGGCGCGGTTCTTGGAAACCAGTGGGGCCTTCATTGTCGTGTTCTCTCGTTACTTGGGTAGGACGAACGATGACCGCACCGCCTTGATACGGTCCTCCATCTTGGCGTACCGTGCCGTGCTGTCCGTCGAGGTGGGCGTATCCAACACCACAGGGGCGTCAGACGAAGCCGTCTCGGTCATGGTAGGCGTGGGCTTGTACGAGTCCAGCAATGCCATCCGTGCTTCGTCGGAAAGCGCATCCAACGCGGCACGAGCGGCAAGTAGCAGGAGTTCATCGTCCGTGCGCTCGGGCGACTCCTCCTCCTCCAGTTGAGCCACCGGGTCGGTGGTCTCCATATCCTCATTACGCGCCGAGGCAATCTCCGCCCCCGGCACGGCAGGCATCGGCGTAATGCTCACCTCGCGCAGTTCAATCTCGGTGAACCGCTCGACCGGCTTGCCATTGACGGTGACCATTTCCGAGGCTCGCGGGATAAACCCGATGCTGAACCCCGTCGAGGCTCCGCTTGCCAATACCGCCTTGACGTACTCCAGCGCGGCCCGACCGTCGGCAGTGTCAAAGATGTCGGCGGTCATCACGACCGCATCGCCCATCTCCCGCATCTCCGTGACCACGCCCACGTGCGCCTTGCTGGTCCGTTCGTGGTCCATCAGGAGCGGAACCTTGCGGGCCGAGACCTTGTTGTTGATGGTTCGCTTGGCAGACTCGCGGGCGAACATCGTCTGGTAGCTGTCCACCACCTCGTAGGTCAGCGCCACGCCCGACACGCGCCCTGCGATACCGGGCGGGAGGTCAGACTCGGCACGGATTTGTGGGGCGGCTTCGGTCAGGTGGTAGCGCGTGGACTTCATCGGTTACTCCGGTTCGGCCTTTGGCAGTTGCTCGTTTAGGACCGCTTCAAGCGCCTGTACCCCAGCCGCAACCTCGGCGTAGGGACGCTGACGCATATAGTTGAGGATGCCCACGGCGAGCGTGGCAGGGATAGTGACGTTCTGCGGGGTCTCTGTCATAAGCCTCAAGGAAGGTTGAGAGAACTGCCGTTGAAGTATAACGCGGGGTGTTCTTCGGTGCCTAGTACGTCATGCCGCACTTCATGCGACCAGAGGGCCGTGTTGTCCTCGTGCTGTTTTAATACCACGATGACCCGGCTGTGCTTCCAGTACTTGCCCCAATGGGTCGAGCCGTCGGGGAAGCGGTCGTAGGCGTATATCCCATACCGCAATTCATCCGGTGAATGATTAACCGCCGTCCCGCCCCGCCCCGTGACAATCGCGTGTTGGGCGACCCAGAGGGCGTCGAGCTTGGCACGGTCCTCGACGGGGAACACGGTCTGCCCCCAGTTGAGCGGCGGGTTCGGCTTGCCCAGCCCGAAGGCCCGAAGCAGTTGCCGCCCGATGCCTTTGAGCCACGCTATCACGCGCCACCCTTCAGCGCGGCGACTTCGACTTCCAGCGCCTCAATACGGGCCATCGCTTCCTGCAAGGCTACCGCCGCCTTCATCAGCAGGATGGACGACTTGACGGTCTTGGTGGTGCCGACCTGCACCCGCTCGGTCGTGACGTTGCCGTCCTCGTCCGTGACCTCTTGTTCCTCGAAGTCGGGATGCTGTTCGATTAGCCCCGGCGAGGTCTGCTCAAGCTCTTGCGCCACGACACCGAGCAGATACGGCGCATCGGGGTTTGCCTCGACATCCGACTTCATACGGAACTTGCGGAACCGGATAGCCTTCAGGTCATCCCATTGACTCGGCGCGTCAATGACATCCTGCTTGTGCTTGATGTCCGAGATGGTGCCATAGGTGCCGTTGGTGTTGTAGACATCGCCGTCACCTTCAACATAGAAAGTGCGTGTCCCGGTAGCATTTGTGCCGCTGAAATTATAAAACAGGTTATTGCTTATTTGTGCCGCAAATCCGTTATATCCTGCAAGATATGCGCCTACCGCTCCAGAATCAGGATTTGTTCCGACATTCAATGTTCCCACCGCCGTGATGCGTGCGCGTTCGGTGCCGCTGGTGGCAAATGCCAAGTCGCCAGTCGTATCGGACGAGCCACGCAATCCCTGAATGTCGGCAAATGGCGTCGCGGCGGCGTTGTTGAAGAATCGGATGTAGCTCGAAAAACCAGAACTCGTTCGAGTGCCGTTGAGTTCGAGCAGTGCATTGCGACCGCTCTGAAATGCGGACAGGGTCAACGCAACACCACCAGATGACCCACCACTCAAGTTTGGACTTGCCGTCCCCACCCCCAAGTTCCCCGACGCATCCAGCGTCATCGCCTGAGTGAACGAGATGGTGTTCCCGGCGGTGCCAGAGGGGGCGTTAAACCACGCGTGTTCGCCAGACGTTCCCTGCACATACGCCTGCGCGATAGCGGTATTCTTGTACTTGAAGTTCGTGCCGTCAAAGTAGGCGTTGTTATTTAACCACAACGCCCGCGCATCCGTGCGAGAGGCCAGCGTAGCCGAGCTAAACTCAAGCGCCTTCCACGTTGATGCCCACGCACTCGGCGTCACCCCGAGGCCGAGGTTGCCGCTGTTGTTCAAGTAGAGATAGTCCCCAACGCCCCCACGCCCAAACGTCAACGTGTCGTTATTGGCACCGACAAACATCTGCCACGTTGAACCAGTTCCCTGCTTCAACTGATAAATGGCATAATCGCCTACAGCAGTCCCAGTATTGATTGCACGAA